TCTAAATTTATTTCTTTATAAGTTGAGAGATTTTTGCTTGATTCAACAAAATTTTTGCTGTCATAATCAATATTAGTTATAAAATCAGAATAATTATCTTTGTTTATTTCAAGTAGTTCTAAAACTTTGTCAGTAACCAGGTCTGGATATTTAATAAGGTCTTGGTATTCTATAACATAGTCTGCATTTTCATATAAAAAACTGTAAAGAAGAATGTATTCTGAAACTATTTCATTTGTTCTGTTCGAGTTGGCTACAAGAGATTTTTCTAGTGCTACAAGAGAAGAAATACTTTCTATCGGGTCTCTTACTATTGTGACTATTCTTCTTATTTTGTTGTTATCTTTATCAAATAGTTTATTTACAGTATGAGATCTTTCTATATGAAAGTTTATTTTTTTATAAACAAGTCTATCAAAATAATGAGATGCACTTCTTGGAAATGTTAACAGATGTGGAGGCAAACTATTATTCATTTTAGGATACTAGACCCATAGATAGATGGGTAAGGCAGACATCTGCAACAATAAACTTATCGTGATTTACTACTACATCAAAGTGTGTTGCATCCTTTTCGCAAAAAAAACATTTGGATCTTTTCATATTATGATTATATCACAATTCAAAATCAAACCACATCGGCATAATGTATCTTGACCCATTTGCAGGACCAACATTGTACCAATAATGAATATTTCCAGGGAACATGACAAGGTCACCAGCACTGGGCCTAAAAGATATATCTTGATTAATAAAGGAGATATTCCCACCTTCGTAATCATCATTGAGATATATCCATCCAGCCATGTGATTAGAATCCTTAGATCCCATGTCGTCTATTGGTATTGTTTGACTATTGTTATGTCTCCACTCAGCAACACGAGAATGTCTTGGCTTTAATTTCACTTCATATTCTTTTTTTAATAAATAGAGTACTCCAGGAATATATTTTTCAGGCAAAGCAAGTGAATCATAATATATTAGTGACAGGGCTTCAGACTGAAGGGGTCTAATATTGCTTGTCTCTGTTTGTTTGATTGCCTCCATTATCTTCCCGCATTCTTCTTTGCTAAGATAACCTTTAAATACTTTTACATTGTTTGCATGACTTCCAATTTTGTTAAAGTTTTGATGTGTTAGGTTTGGTTCATCGACTATAGGCTCTTGTCCGTCAAATTCCTTAACCAGTTTAAGAAGTTGGCTAATATCTTCTTGATCCGTATGAATCATAAAGTCATAGACTCCAAATTTGCTTGAAAGTTCTTTTATTTGTTCGGTTACTTCTTCTATAGTTCCCTTAACATGATGATGTTGTCTTCTTACTGGTGCATTTTTATCATATTTAACATTTTGCTCATCATCTGGATTATTTATAATTAGTGGATCAATGATTACTATTGGCTTGACTTTATCAAGATTAATCTTTTTAAACTGATCTCTATAAAGCAAGTTGTCATCAACATATGCATACTCACAATGCTTGTTTGCTATTCTAATTGTAGTGTCTGAAGATCCCACAACTGCCATATGTGTTTTATATTTGTGAGTCTTCATTAAATTCATAAATTTATCCATCCAGACCTCAGATATTGCCACTCTTTTTTCCAGAGTGTCAATTAAACTTGAGTCATGCATGTAGTGATCCAAAACTAATTTTTCAGAAGGACCATTACCTTCGTCTCCCCATCGTCCAGCAACAAGATTCACACCAATTCTTCCTGGAGCAAACTGATTTAAAGTATCAACAATCTTGGCTGCATAGTCAGGACTTGTTCCATATGCTGGTAAAGCAATTGTCATAATTAACTGATTTGTTTTCTGTAATGCTTCTTGGATAACTAAAGAAAAATCTATTCCACCTGGACCGTAAGGAAGCAAGACAGACTTTACATTTGCACTATCTAGTTCTTGTGCCATGCCAAGAATTCCTTTAAGGTCTAGATGCTCAGTACTATCGTTGACCTGCCAGTGTCTTCTCCACATCCAGTGGAATGTTATTGGTTTGCTGTTATCCATTGTTTATTACTCTTCCTTTAGTTTTAAACCAAGAACCAATTTTACATTTTGCCACCTTAGTTCTTAATATTTCTCCAAATGTTTCGTGTGATATCTCTGATCCAAGATACTCTTGACCAGTTTCAAGATCTATTAACTTCCATTTGCCTGGGGCCTTTGTGTGCAGAATCAAATCAATAGGGTGATCGTAATCATCTACTTCAGATCCATCCAAAAGTTTTCTTTTCTTGTTGGGCTTTTCTGATGTGATATCTGTCATTATTAAATTATACCCTATGGTATTGTAAACCAAACAGGTACAGTGTATCTTGTGCCAGACAGAACCTCTTTTACTTCGTGTGCATAGTGCATATTCCCAGGGAATATAACAAGGTCACCAGTCTTAGGCTTAATAGTGACATCGTGTGTAGCAAAACTTAACTCTCCACCTTCATAGTCATCATTTAAATAAACAAGTGTTGGAAGATGGTTGTCTGTTACATACCCAAGATCATCCACATGCAGTGTCAGTTTGCTTCCTACATCCCATCTTGCAATATTTAGTCTATCGCTTTTTGCTTTAGCATTTGTAGTTCCATAGGCTTTTTCTATTTCATCTAAAATTCTGCCCATTATGTTGTCTTTGTCAATAATAGAATCATAGTTATGAATCCACGCAGTTGGGTTTCCTTCATTATCTTTTTGAGAAACAAAACTGCTCAGTCTTCTCTCATCTATGTGTGATATAAGATATCTAATCTCTTTAGCAGAAAGGAAGTTTGGTATAACTATTATATTGTCAGAAGAGTTGCCAATTCTTTCAAAAAATTCTATGTAAGATGGCGCTCTTTCGATTTCGCTTGGATCGTGACCTACGGCTTGATTATTAACTATGTATGGCATATAACTATTATACACTACGAAAAAATCTTTAAAGTTCGGCGCAAAATAGGAGTTATAAACCTTCCTATGCCCTACACGGGCACTATTGGTGAGTAGCCTTCATATGCCGAGCAAGGGAATCATGCCCAAAGATACCCCATCTAAGGTCCCATTCCTTCTTACAAATCGGACAGATTATTATCCTCATCACTCTCCCAAATCATTAAGCATCTTGTACAGGTAATCCCATGCTCTCTCATATACCAAGTATGTTCACACCTAGCAACATAGTCTTTTCCCATACCCTTACGCTTTAGTTGTTGTCTAAACTTTCCGTTAGGATCATGGATGTGGCAGAAGTGAGTGTGGCTGGTTACCTTTGCAAAGCAAATTTTACCATTATTTTTTTTAGCATAACATTTATTCATGATCATTCATCTCAACTATACCTTTAGTGTCAAGACAAAGACGGCATATCTCAAAGAACATTGTGCCAGAGGAATCTATCCTGTAATCGTAATCACATTCATGTGGTGTGTTTCTCATCTCATTAAACCTTTTCCAAGGGTCCTTCATAAACTCATCAATATCCACCTAAGCACTCATTTCTTGTATGATATAGCCTTATCTTAGTCATTGTCTTTTTGTTCGGGGCATAGAGTTCTTCACCACAACAAGCAGTCTTAAGATACCACTCCTTAGCAAAGAAGTCATAAACCATACCTTTATAGTTCCTATATTTGTGCGCCACAAAAGTCTGGAATGGGTCTGGTATTTCCATATTGATCATACAGATTCAATAGTGGTTAGACAAACCACCTTCGTAATGTTCATCTTAGGTTCTTCTGCTTGTGCCATTGCTCTGGCTTCTTTCTCAGTCGAGGCAAAGATATCAAGATCAAATGCCGTAGCGTAATCTAGTAGAGATACTCTGAATATGTGCATAATCCAAGTATAGCAAAATTTGCGGGACAAGTCAAGTATAATATAGTAATGACCCTACTATACATCCTATACAGCCCAATACATAAGGCTATTAAGATAGGGATATCAGATGTGTCAGGCAGAAGGTTTGCAAGCCATAGGACCAAGGGTTGGATATTAATTAAGTATTGGTGGTTTTCCGAACGGGATCAAGCAAGACACATAGAAACCCTAGTACTAAGAACACTAAGGGAAAAGCATGGTTCTTTTCTGGATAAGGCAGATATGCCACAAGGGGGTTATACGGAGACATTTGATGCGTCGAAGATAACTAGACGAGGTTTGATCCGTATGGTCAATAAGGCTATAAAGGGTGTATCGTAATCTTTATTTACCGTGGCATTTTGGACACTTGGATGTAGGGTTTGAGGTTCCATAAGGTACTTGGAACATACCCCCACAGTCAAAGCATAGGACATCTAACATTAATTTTTCAATAAACTTTTTATATGATGATTCGAACTTATCCATTGGATCATTGTATCATCAATTTATCCACAGGTTGGACAGTAGAATGGCTCATCAGGCTTATCTGGATCGATAGCCAATAAGTAGTAACATTGAGTGCATTTAATGTCACTGAGTTCGTGTTCTGTTGTTGGGTCTGTTGCCATATGTTTAGTATATCATGGTTTTCAACAGAGTTATCCACAAGTTATCCACAGATTAATCTTACTGATAATATTATTAGACACTCTAGAAGTGGAGCATTGTGGAGGATAGTGGAGTAGGGAGCGCTTTTAACGATGCGTTCGTAATCTTTTTTGGGGGAGAGGGGCCTTATCACAAAACCTTCATATTGTCAAACCTTCAAACCCCATATCCCGCAGCGGATGATATCACAGATATAATGGTTTGTCAAGTCCTTTCAAACCTTAA